TGATTTGAGCGTGCCCAAGCAGGATGATGCACAAGCCCTTCTGGCGCAAAGCGGTAAGTCCGTTGAGCAACCGATTTAGTTCCAACTCAGCAACTTTGTATCCTTTGCCATACCCATAAGCCTCAATGTTTTGCTCGTTGTCGCGAGCGCAAACAAACTTGTGAATTTGGCGTTCAAGCCAGTCAACAGTGTCGAGCACAATTGATTTGTACCCAAGCTGGTCTGCCTCAAGGCTCTCGATGACTTTGAGGAGTTGAGCAAACCCAGTCGGAGTGACTCGGTCGATGCTGTCCTCCAGCCCCATCAACCCGTCCTCGGCGCAGATGAATAACGGGTTCGGAGCACCAGCCCCGAAGGTTGTCTTCCCAATGCCCTCTTGCCCAAAGAGAAAGATTCTCGGAGGCAGGTCGGCGTTTTTGTTTGTGATTAAGCTCTTGATATCCATTGCTTTATGTATTGTTCGGCTAACTGATGGAAGATTGTTCCGAGCCGGAGTGCTTCGTCTTCCACGCGAAGCGACCGGACATTTTGTTCGTACCGCAAGTCATGGTAGCGGCTGCATTTCCGGAGCGCGGATATGCGCGAGTTCGTGAGGAGCGACTGCCCTTCAGGGACTTCCATTTCCAATTCATTGTGGGGCGATGCGGACAGAGCCTTGAAGTTGACACCATCAACTCCGACTTTGCCCGCGCAGAGGTCGAAATACTCGCAGGTTCCGAATGCGAGGCAAGCTGCCGGATTTCTCGGCCAAAGATTTTTTTGGCGGAAATACAGAATCTGTTTCGACGTACACCACGCATCTGCCATGTACTCAAGGATTTCGTCGTCCTGACGCGCAATCTCACGCACATACAAGTACTTACTCGGCTCCGCATTCAGCGCATCCAGCGTGCGCTGATGCAGTTCGTGGATTGTCTCTTGGCGCGTTTGTACGACATAGCCTAACTCTGAGTCGCCAGTCTGTCGGAATCGCTTGCCGTCTTTCGTCCGGACGCGCTCGCCATCCGGCCCCAGAACGATGACGACGCCATCCGCGTCAGTTATCGGGATTTGTTTGAGGTCGTACTGAGGCTTGCGGACAACGTCGTAAATGACTGAGTTGCAATCGTATCCTGAAGCGCGAGCGGAAAGCAGGTATTTGCTAACCTGAGTGTCCATCGTCAGCCTGAGCCAATAATTGCTGTCGCTCCCAAGTGAGTCGCTGGTCGTTTTGTGCTCCAGCACTTTGATTTTGCCAGTCTCTTTACACCTTAGAATACCGTCAATTTTGCCAGCCTCGACGAAGGTCTTCGACGCGGCTCCCGTCTCAGGATTGAGTAGTGGGAACTGAAACTCGCTCTCGACAGCGAGCACGTCGTGCTCCGCGAGGATTGAGTCAAAGTTCTTGGCCCAAGCGATAAACAGAGCCGTCGCTTTCGCCCCAGCCGCATCAACGACTGGGAAGTTGTATGCCAGTTCACTGGCGGAGAGAGTGCTCACAGGCCCACCTCCTGCACTAATGCGTCGAATGAATGACGCAGGTAGATTGCGGTCGCCGTTGCGATGATAAACACGGCTCCGACCACTGCCCAGCCGTAATCGTTGTGCCGCTTATTTCGCGGCTCAAGTGCCTCTGGCGTAATCAAATATTCGCCAGACCGGATTTTATATATGGAGTTGCTTGCCATGCAAAACAACTGCCACGCCTTGTTTTTCAGTTCAAATCTTTTTTTTCTGCAAAGTTGAATGGCTTGACGTAAATGCCTTTCAACAAGCTACTCGCACGCGCAATCTTTTTTGTCATCAGCGCACTTCGGGCACGATTTGTCTTTGCAGTCGCACTGCTTGCCGCGCTTCGACAAGCCTCCGATTCTGCCGTTCAACGACTTACGCTTGCTCTTTGGTACTCCGTAATCAACCAGCGTGTGCTGCGTTTCGATTTTTAAAGCGTGCCGAGCTAAGTTGTTTTTCATTTGTATTTCTCCCTGAGTTCAAGTGCTTTATTTGCGAGTTGCCAGCATTTTTCAATGTCGATTTCGGTTGGCGTTTGTCGAGTCGCACATCCGGACAGGAGCGATAGAAAAACGACATCGCGCATGGACATCCCTGAATTCGGTCGGACGTTGAATCGGTTGTCCCCACGCACTGGAAATGCCGGATGGCTCACAACACGCGGCTTGTCCATAGCTCAACTGCCTCCTCAATAGTTACTTGCGGCTTTAAAATGCGACGATTGACCGCATTGTGAAAATCAACACCCCACTGAAAAAGTGATTCAAAGTCTGGCGGGTTTTGTTGTATGTATTTGTCAAAGTGCTCTTTGCAAGGACACTCACCAAACGGCAGCGAGTTTTTCCAGTGGTCAAACCATTGGTAAGCAAGCAACGCGGGCGGGCGTCGTATCGAAAACAAGTGCAGTTCTGTCCAAAACTTTGAGCCGTGACGAGATAGATTGTGGCTTGCAACGTCTTCATGCTCAAATCTTTCCATATCGCACACACTCACGCCAAAAAGCTCAATGCACTGCGCGATAGAGCGACTGCCTTTCGGCGGGTTCGCGCTGATTTGCAACAACTTGGCTGCGACCGCTGCACAAAACACATCGGTGCCAACGGAGCGGTCGGGAATCAAAATCTCCAGTCCGCTCGCGAGCAGACGCACCTGAATCTCAGGCACGTCTGACACTTTTGCGACCAACCATCGGCTACTCTTCATCTTCCTCGTCCGCCTCCTCTTCTTTCCCAAGGCCAAGTTTTTCTCGAAGTTCCTCAACCGTCATTTTCAGATTTCGATTCGGGGCTTCGACTCCAGTCAACTTCTTTTCCTCGGCTTCGCTCAAGAGTCGGAATGGTTGCGGCTTCCCACTGTCATTTTTGCGATTCACTTCGTAAAGCGAACCCGCTGCCATTGCGAACAACGCTCCGGTTGCCCCGTGCGAGTAGTCAGCTTGCTTCGCACCACCACGCGCTGCCCCGTAAATTGCATACAACTCCTTCTCGTTGAACCACAAGGAAGCCTGTATGTCTGCAATCGTCAAATCTAAACCCTTCTTTCTCAACAACCTTTGCGCTTCGCGAACAACTTCTGTCTGGAAAATTCGCTGATTTGCGGAAATGGGTGCTGCGATTGGAGTTGTGAGGTTTTCAGACAAGTTCTTTGCCGCGTAATTCAAATTGCTTTTTACTTTAAAACCACCTTCTTTGTAGTTTTTGAAGAGTTTTGCAGCAGCGGCTATCATTGAGCCTAGGTCGCTTGTTAATGCATCATAATCTGCTTGAGTTTCGAGACTTGGCATTGCCTCAAACCGAGCCTTTAGTGTTGACAGTTGATTTGCTGCCTTTTTCAAGGCTCTTTTGTCACTGCCGGACTCCTCTGCTTCCCTCAGATTTTTTTCCGCTTCCTGAATGTCGAGCTTCAACTGTTCACGGGCAGCGGTGAACTGACCACTGTTCCAAAGCTCTTCCAGAGTGTCGCTAAACACTCTGAACTGTCGCTCCGCCAGTAGCGGGTCGTACTTAAATGACTTCCCAAGAAGTCGATTCCACGTCCTCGAGAACCAGAGGTCTGCCGTCAAAGTGTCATAGTTGCCGTGCAGATTGTTTATGAAGCTCCCAATCTTCGGGCCGAACACAAAAAAGCCAGTAGCTTTTTGACCTTTTGCAAGTCCTGCAAATTCAAGTGGCTTGCCCTTCCATTGCAACCTCAAGTCATTTTTTAACAAATCTTCCCACTCGCTGATGGTCTTGACTTCGTTGAACAGCTTCCCAAGTTGCTCTGGGCCAATACTATTCAATAAAAACTCCGCTTTATTTATATTGTCCTCAATCGCAACGGTTTTGTCGCCAAAGCTGCCGCTGAGTTTTTTTGTAGCTTCTCTCAAAGTGCTTCCGTTCATGTACATGAGCATGATGCGGACTGCCATCTTTGCGTTTTCAAACACGTTGTTGCCCTGCGATGTCGCGCCCAGAACGATATCAAATACCAACGATTTTATCGGGTCGTATTCGGCTGCATTTGGGTCAAGGAATCGGAACTTGTCCATCTCCCCAAGCTCTTCGATTTCAGGATAGGCGTAAATCTGCCTCATCCGCCGAATCACTTCGTTGTACCACCCAACAGCTTTAATCGCAGCACCTTGTCCAAGCGTTGCACGCTCGACTTGACCATCCACTTCATCTGCAATGGCTTGCGAAAGAATCTTTTTTGCCCTTTCAGAAAAGTCATCCTCTGCAATGACACCCGCTTGTTGCGTGCGTCCTTGCAGCTTCTGAATCATTTCGTTGACGGTCAGCTTGTATTTCGGGTTGCCGTTTTCGTCTAAGGCAATCTCCTTCCCATCTTTGGTGATTTCGGGAGCAACCCCAAGCTGTTCGGGGTTTTTAAATAGCTTCCTTACAGATATTTGGTTCCCATTTTTTGGATACAATTCATCGCGAATTGCAGCTACTGTTTGGTCAGAGAGTCCAAATCGTTTTTGCCAGTCCCCGTATTGGAATTCGTATCCTGCTGCTGTAACGATTTTTGCATAGGGCTTGAAAACCGAATCGATAATTCTCGCAAAAAGGGACTGTCCTCCGACAGGCGCGGATAAACTTTTCTCGACGGTTTTTTCTCCGGATTGTGCGAATTCTGTTTGGGTGTCATAAAGTTCTGATTCTACTGGACTTTCTTCAATTACTGCGTCTGGGCCAATTAATTTTCTTAGTTCCTCAAGTTTAGCCTCAAATCCCTCTTGGTTTTCCCCCCAATACATGAGCCTGAAACCATTCCCTGTCGATAATAGCGTCCAGTCAACGTATTCGACGCTTCCGTCTGGCGATTCAATTTTTAAGCCCTCGGCCTTTTGCATTATTTTATTCGCCTTCGCCTTGGTCATCGGCGTTTTGGAATAAACATAATACTGAGTACTTTCATTGTCCGTTTTCTCTTCGTTGCCAAGTCTTGGTCTGTAAAGGATTGCAGCATCTTGAGCCATTCCGAATCCCATTGCAGAGACAAATAATTTGAGTTTAGCGTCTAGTTCCGGAGTGCGTACAACATCTTTCGGCAAGACTAGCTCTACATTTCGCTCGCGACCACCAAGCCATGTTCCGTGCCCGTTATTAACAATTTGCAGCCTTCCGCCAATATCTTCTCCAAAGAAATCAATCAGCAAGTTCCTAAAGCTGCCAGAGTTAAAGATTTTTCTCTGAACGCCATCCGCGATGGCATCTTGGTCAACGAGTCCACTTTTTGAAGGCAGAGTAAACGGTGGAGCGATTGTGATTCGTTGGAAGTCGGACTCAAACTTTGACTCAGCCTTTTCAACCAATTTTTTGCCAACAACATTTTTTGTTGAGCTAAATATCGGCATTTCAGCCGTTTGAACAAAGCCCTGAAGGTCTTGATATTCATTTTCCAACGTAGCGAGCTTATCCGCATCTTTCTCATTCGCAATATTTTGCAAGAGAGTAGTAGAGCGTTCGCTTATGGCTTTTTGTAGGTTTTGATTCGCGGTATCGAATTCCTTTTGAAGCGAATCAACCTCGCCGGATAGCTTTTCAATCGTTGTGGAATCGCTTGATGTGTTCGCTTTTTGCAGTTTATTTTGCGCTGTAACCAGTTCCTTACGAGCCTTTTCTGCTTCTTTTCCTAAAGTGATTGCTTGTTGGTTAAAAGCAAACGCCTCGTTGTTTTTATACAGGTTCGACAATCGCGAGAGGCTGAACCCATACTCGCCAGCTTTTGTTCCAAGAATAATCTTGTATTGCTTTGTTTCCGAGTCGCTTACGTCGGTTGTTACGCTTGGAAGGAACTGAATCCCTGCTTGCTCAGGATTAAACCGCTGCGACAAGGGGATGACGTTGCCGTCAGCATCGCGAGTTACGGGCTCGGCGGATTTAATCTGGTTGGGATTGAAGGCAATCATCGCCGTGCCTCCCTCTTCGCCTTCGTGGAGGTTTTCGTAAACTACGCCATCATAACCAGCACGCTTAATAGCTGCCTGAATATCCCCTGCAGTTGAACCTTCTTCAGAAAGATTTGAGCCTGTTTTTTCGTTTACTTCTCGAACGGTCAACGGCCCACTCCAGTAACCCCTATCTGTAAGTTCAAGCGGGTTTTGAATATTTAGATAAGCCTCAACCAACCTAACTTGATTGCGTTGCGTGTCGCTAAACCTACCGTAAGGCCCAAAAACTTGGTCAAGCGAAAGCCCGAAATGATGCCCTAAATCACCTGTTTTGAAGATAGTGAAATCTTTGTTGCGCGTCCCGTGATACGCTTTGATTGTGTACCCAGCAGCCTTCGCGGCCTCCTCTACCAATTGTCCAGCCGTTTCAGTGTCATTTGCGTCAACGGCTTTGCGGTACTCCTCGTCCCTGCGCCTTGCATCTTCGGGGAGGAACTGCACTCCAGTGCGTTCTGGAGCAACAACTCGCGCCCATCCGTACACCGGATGCTCTTTGCCTCCGCTCGTTTTGATGCGACCCACTTCCGGCCCAAAAACAACATCCCCGTTGCCAGTTGGACGCAGTCGAGGCTCGTTCGGCTTCGCTGGGTACGACTGCAACACGGCTCCATTTTCAAAAGTCAAATCGAGCGCGTAGGCGTGTTTGTCAGACCTGTCTTTAAATAACCCGCTACCTTCCAGAGAGATAAGCGTTTCAGTTTTCGGAGGATTTTCTGAAACCCATTGCCAGCCAGCACTTTGCTTGAACAGGTTGCTGCGACGCACGTTGCCGAGGTTTGCAGTGGCTGGGGGAGCGTCGTCAATCGCTGTCATTTTTGGCTTGCCACCACTGACTGAAATCCCAGTCGATGCAACAGGTCGATTTGTAAGGTCTTCTCCTGTAACGCTATCGAAGAATTTGCCTCCGGCGACGTACTCGGTGACGTTGAATTTTTGAACCCAGTTTGGACTGCCAGCGTACCTGCGAATCCGGCCAGTCGTTACGTCCAGCCTGTTGTCTGTTTCCGAGCCGAAGAATCGCTCTGGAACGACAGCAACAGACCGCTCAGGCAAAAACTGCACCGTGCCAAACTGCTCTGCGTCGCGAAGCAATCCCTCCGGCAACTCGACGCGCCATCCCTCGGCAGTGCGCTCCGCTTTCCCGCCCCACTGCCCGACGTAAGCGTCAATCGCGTCCGGAGACTGAGTGGACGACCACTCGACTGCCTTGTTGCCATCGCGGATTGCAGCGTTGACTGCCACCTTGAATTCTGGGACTCCAACAGCACGTTCAGACGGCTCCACGGGCGCGTCAGCCCGTGCGTTCTCCAGCGTTGCGACTGCACGACGCGCTTCTTCTTCCGACGCGAATTCAAAGGCATTCTGTTGGCCGTCGAACCGCAAATCGTTGCGCTTCAAAAGCAACGGCTTGTTGCTCTCATCAAGCACGATGAACTTGCCATCTTTTGTGCGTGTAATATTCACGCTCGCAGTGGTTTCGAGCGAATCCGGCTCAACCGATTTGATGACAGACGCATTGTTACTGTCCTCAATCCGGACGATTACCTGCTCCCCATTTGAATCCTGCACGCTGGCCTGAAATGCCGGAGCGTCTGAAGATTCGTAAACCTTTACAGCATAGGCATTATCCAATTCCCTCTGACGCTCAACCTGCATCGCATTCAAAAGCTCGTCGCGAGACACATACCCATTTGCGTCCATTGCGCCTTCCATCGCACTGTTGATGCCGCGCAGCTTTATCTCCTGTTCGGATATACCGCTCGCTGTCAACGCTTTGAGAATCTGCTCCGGCCTAGCCCTGCGCGGCACGCCAGCCAAAGCGTCCTGCGTTTTTTCAAAACGCCTCTCTTCAGTGTTTTCCGTCGATGGCAAAAAGTTCAGTCCGGCCTGATATCCCTTTTCGCCAAGGGCTTCGCGAATGTTAAATGACTGCTCTTTGCCTTCGAGCGTAAGTGTCTCTGGCGCAAAGGTTACATAATTGAATCCGCGAGTTGGCTGTTCTACTGGAAGCTCTTTTTTCCTTTGATATATATTTAAAAGACCTCTAGGCGGGGTGTTGTATTTTATACCTTCAATTCCAAGAGTATTAAGCAGTCGCGAAGCGTATTCATGGCTGCTCATTTGCTCTTGTTCAACAATAAGTCTCGACGCTTTTTCAATTTGAGAAAGTTTAAATAATTTTGAAGCTCGCCCGTTTGCAATATTGCTAAATTCACGCCTTACGATGTCTTTGGTGGTATATTCATTTGCGGCTAAAACAGTATAAATAAGCCTTGTGTTTTCAATTGCGTTATCTTTAAACTGCTTGGCAGATATCGGCCTTCCCATTCCGTCTATAAGCTCATCATTTTTAGCCAATAAATTAATAATTTTTTCTAGTGCGCCTTGAATTTCTGGTGTTTGCTCATACACGCCCTTATTGGCATCCATGTACAATTCCTCGTTTTTTACCTTAAACTTGTAAAAGTATCCACTTTTCTCCTTGAGGTTTTGCGTAATCTCTTCGGCATCCTCTTTGTTTAAGCCCTTTGCCAATATGGTTTCCGCTCCGCCTCTTTGTATTTTTACAATTGAATATAGCTCGGTTTTTGGGTCTTGAATTGCATTAATTTTCTGCGATTGGGTCAGCTGATACGACTCTGGAATATTCTCCATTGTTGAGGAATAAAATCCCCAGCCCCAAACTAATCCGAACGATGTCCCGCCATACTTACGAACATCAGGTTCTTCAAAATCATTGGCAGACCAGTGCTTGCCAATGATGTCAGGCAGATACTGAATCCCTGCGCTCGTCGCAACTCCATTGCTCGCGACAATCCGGTCGAGATTTTCTGGAGGCTTGCCTATAAAGCTCTCAGCCTCAAATGCTTTTCTCCCGCCAACAGACATCTCTCCGAGAACGTCCGTCTTGAAGAGCGATTTCCTGCGACGCAGAGCCATTGGGCTGACTGCGTCACTGTATAGAGTTGTTGCGCCATCCGCTGCTGCTGCCGACGCCAACTCGGCGTACAGCAACGAACCAAAGCCCTTATTTCGCTGATGCGGATATACAACCGTACTGATGACTTCGGCCCGATTCGGATTTTTCGAGTTGATGCGGTAAACGGCTCGTCCAACGTCATCTCCAAACTCGTCGCGGATTATGACTTCGTTCGATTCCCCTTCACCAAGTAGGTTTTGACGCTTCGTCTCCAACGAATATTTTGGCGCAGCGCGACGCACGCTTGCTCGTTCCTCTGCGCTGGGAAGCTCCGACTCGCCACTCGGCAAAAAGTTGACATCAGGCCCATTGCGTTCGGAAGCGAGGTCTACGTTATCTGAACGTAATTCGAGCGTCGGCGATTCCGCAATGAGTTGCCCGTTCTCGGCTGCGATGTCGTAAGCCTCGGCTCGGCCAATCACGCGGCCCGTGCTCGTCATAAACCCGTAGCGGTCGCTGTTGCGCTCCTCTGGGTCTTTTGAAGCGTCTGGGTTCGCCTCCAAGTGCGTTGCGCCCAACGAAATCGAACCATCCGGTCGGATATAAGTCGCATCCGTGATGCGCTCGTCCTCGACGCGCAAAACCTCTGGTCGCTCTCCGACGTTTTGTTGCTCCGGCAGAAAATTGATTTTCAACTTGCCGTAATCGAACGGCATCTTGGTTTGATTCGATTCGATAACGTCCGTCAATGAATCCAAACGCCGCGAGCGAATGACCGTGTTCGGGTCGCTTTGCTTCCACTCCTTCTTTTCCTCTTTCGTCAAGCCAGTCGGCTGCAACTCAGTTCTATCTGGATTTGCATCTTCCGTGTTCGCGTCAAAAGCGTTTACTAAGTCGTTGAAGATGTTCTTTTTATTCAGAGCCGTTTGCGGGTCTTCACTTAGTCCTATTTCCCCGTTTCTTCCGGCAGCTAAATTCGCGAGATACTTGTTTGTGAACTCGTCCATAAACGAGTCTTTGTCGTAGTTCCACAGGGAGAATCTCGACGGCATCTGCTTCATCATCAGGTCGAACTTCCTGTTCAGCCCGCTCACTGAAACAGTTGTGACCAAGAAGTTTCCAGCCTTCGAGAACTGGAATCCAATCGGCACGAAATCAATGATGGTGGGAGAGAAGTCAACGTATCTGCCGCTGTCGGAAAGCCTTGCGGCGTACTCAGCGAGCATCCGAGTGCCGTCATTTTTCGCCATTGCGTCATTAAGCGCAAATAGCTTGAGCTTAATGGAATATGGGACGATGAGTTCTGGAAGGTTTTCGATGTTTTTGCGCTGCGCCGGAGTGAGCCGACCACGAAACATCAGCCCGTCTTTTGACCTCGCACGCATCGCATCGGCGGATTGCGCGTCAGGAGCATTTTCTAGCGCGGCCCGAATCAACTGCGAGCGTTGCAACAAAATGTCTCGCACGTTCTTGACCTCAACTGGCTTGCCGTTTGCGTCAACAACCACGTCGGAGCGCACAATCATTCTCCCGTTATCGGGAATGCTCTTGCCGGACAACTCAACAGGCAACTCCCCGAATCCACTAACCTTTACAGGAGCGGTATTTCCATTTTCATCCACGCTCATCTGCCACTCGCTCGTTTTCGCAGAATCCGGCAACAGAACGCGCTCAACGACATTCCCGTTGCCATCGACAATGTCCGCTACCATTGTGGTGCGAACGGCTCCAGAGTCTTTGTAGTAGTGGTTAAACAGTGCCCTGTTCGCCATCACCTCAGATTTCGTCAACGTCCTTTTCGGCTTGTTTTGAACCTGAGTAAGCCATCCATCTAAATCTGCTAAAGTCTTTAAAGCGAGCTTGTTGCGTTTTAGCTGTTCAGGCAAAAACTTAACGCCAGTGCCAATGCCAGTGCCAACAACTTGCGGTGATTCTCCGCTCAGTGAGTCTAAAACCTTGTTGACAAGTTTGTTTTTCGTTTTCGTTTTAACCCAATCCAAAACGATTTCTGTTGCTCCAGCCTCACGAAGCGCAACGTCGTTTGACGACAGCCCGACCATATCAGCAATGATTTCGGACTGCATATATTCAATGGCATCTTCAATCTTTAAATTGCCATTTTTGTCGCGCAACCCCAAGCTGCGCTGCTCGTTGATTATCTGCTCATCGCTTTTTTCGCCCTTCGGGTCAAAATAACGAGCCATCATCGCCAGCAAGTCTGACGGCTTGTAAAGTCCTTCTTCGGCGTGAATTGTCCTTCCGTCAGGTGCTGTTATTTTCCTGCCAAACAGTTCAGTGCGAATCTGCTCGGTAAGATTTTGATATTCAGCAGTTTTATCGAGCGCGTGACCAATTTCATGCCCAAGTGCATCTAAAATTGATTCCCCTGCCATCGCCCCACTTGATAAGCGACGAGCAACGGCATCGGCGTTAATCACAACCGAGCCTTTAAACAAGTCAAATATGATGTTCCCTTGAGGCTTTCCAATTGCAGTGCCATCAGCAGCCTGAGTCAATCCGCTGGAGCCAAAGCTCACTCCCTGTTGCTCGGCTATGGTGTCGATGTCACTTTCTGAAAGGCTTGGGTTTAAAGCCTTCAGTTTGTTTTTTATTTGCTCCGTCGTCAGGACTTCGATTTTTGTGTTTTTCTGCGGAGTCAATGCTCCGTTTATCAAAACATCTGCGTTCGTAATTGTGTTGAGCACTTCGTGCTCATAAGCCATTCGCGTTTCTGCGTCGGCACGCTTTAGCCCTTCGAGTCGCGCAGCGAGCATCGCAAGTCTTGCCTGTGATTCCTTTAGTGCAGATTTGATTTCTTCTGTTTGCTCTGGGGCAGCTTCAAGAGTAGCGGCTCGCTCTTGTTCGGCATTTAAAAATCCCTCCGCCTGCTCAACAACTCGGTCAAATGAAACTAAATTTTCCGTAGTCTTGCGCGAATCTTCGCTCATGGCATTGAGCGTTTTTATTTGTTGGTTCCGCTCGCGATTGTACTGCTCCAGTGTTCTATCGCGAGTTGCAATGCCTTGACCAGTAAGTGCTTTAGCCCCCTTGCTGAGACCACCATGCACAAGATTGTAAGCCTCGCCCATCAGAATCGCCTCAGCAACTCCGCGCCCAAGCTGCGCTGGAGTTTCGTCTTTCGCGAGACCGAGCGCAGTCGCGAGCGTTGCGGCATGAACCCCACGTTTGGCGAACTCGGCTCCGCGCTGAACCGTCCAATCCGCCAGCTTCGGATTGATGCCAGCCATCATAAGTTTTGTCTGGGCAGACATTTCCGGAAGGTTCGACATTGCCTGAAAAGTCCCACGAATCCCTCCACCAGCTAAAGCTCTGGCTTTCGACGCATCCGAAATAACTCTGGGCGCGGCAAGTAGTGCGATTGAAGCTGCCAGTTTTGGAGCCACGCCTTCGTCTGTCGCAGCCCATGCGGCTAGACCTCCAACGGTTCCTGCGCCAAGAGCTTTGCCGATATAGGGCCGGACGCTCTCCGGAAGCCTTTGCAATGTTTCGTCAAAGTATTTGACTGCTGCATCTATCTTATTTGCAACCTTTTCTGACGCTTTGCCTATTGGGCCAACCTTTGATGCATCTGCCTGTTTTTGAAGGGCTTCGACCTTTAGCTTTGCTTGCTCTGCACGCGCCAACGCATTCGCTTCATCGGCAGTCAATCGACCTTGCTTGGCTTTCGCAAATGCCTTGATAGACGAGCTTACAGTGCCAAGTCCACCCATCACTGCCGAAAATTCATTCCCATACGGCACAATCCACCCAGCAGCACCAGCCATTTCTGGGTCATATGCAGCAGCCGCTTGGTCGCTGACATCCGTTGTGATTTCGCTTGCAGCTTTTTTAATTTCAGCTTCACGGTAAGCTCTCGCTTTTTGCAAATCTCCGTTGAACTGATTTGTAACGTCCGATGCAAGCAACTCGCTGGCTGAAGGTAAGTTGAGCTTAAGTGCAGACTCTGCTATTGTTTTTGCAAAATCGCTTTTTAATGCCTTCTCGATTGCAGACGGGGACTCAATGTCGCTTTTTGCAAGCGACGATTGCAGCTTCTTTCTCGCTATAAAATTATCCTTGCTTTCGGACTTGTCCTTGACACCAATCGTTTCCCCAACCAAATCAAAATAATAGTTGCCAAGTGCTAAATTTTTACCAAGTGTCGCTCCAAGTCCATATGCTGTATTGGCAATGGCTTGAGCCGGAGCGGCCAATGCTTTCAATCCAGCTTCTCTGTCAGCTTGAGCGGTTTTTGTGTCTTCGCTTCGGCTGAAAACAACTGCTCCGCTTGGCAGTTGTTGGGCTTGTACGCCTCCTGCTATGCCCATCATTCCACGCAAAAATCCTCCGCCCCACTTCCCGAATTCTTTTGCGGAATGAGCGATGACTTCGGGGATTGCTTTAACAAACTCAGGGGCAACCTTTTTTAAATCTTTCCAGCTGTTACTTCTGTCTCGCTCGAAAAGCAAGCTGTACTGCTCGTCCGACATTTCGTAAGCGGGCATCTTCTCGCTGAGTTCCTTAAGGTTCTCAGGGTCTCGCTCCTCGCTGAGGATGCGTTTCATCTCTGGCGTTAAATTTTGATAGCCAGTGCCGATGATTTGTTCGATGTAGCTTAAATTTGGCTTGCTTTCCTTTTCTTTTTGCTGCGGCTCCTTAGCTTCAATTTCTTTCGCGCCTTCACGAATCCGGTTCAGCGTGCTCTCAACCTCTTGTTCGGCTTCCGATTTTTTTTCGGGCATGAGCGCAGGGGCCGGAGCAACAGTAGCTCCAAAATCCGCGCCAGTGCCGGAATACGAAGTATCCGGCGTACCGAATGGGGCGGGTTCATCTTTTGTGGCACCTGTAATTTTGTCCGCTTCTTCTCGAATTCTTTTTAAAATGGCATCGCTTTCCTCTTGCGCTACATCTTCACCCGTATCGGAACCTGTATTCATATTTACTCTTTTTCTGCTTCAGCGACCATTCTATCTCCAGCAATAAACCCGCCTTTGGCTTTTTCAAAATCCTCAAGACCTAAAATCTCAGTTCCGCTATATTCTTCGTCATCAAGCCTTTCACTCAAGTGGTCAATTTCTGATTTATACTTCTCAAACATTTTCCCAATTTTTACTATCTTCTTGTTTCTTTCCTCTTGAGACAATAGCTTGTTGCCAGCAACTTTTTCTGCATCCATCCTTAAACTTTTTACGGCATCTTTCAGCCGAGTGAGTTCAGACCGCGCTTTGGTTTTTGTGATTAAGTTGTCTGTATACGTTTCGGGCAAGAAAAGTTCATCCTTAACGCCATTAACTATCAGTCGCTCCCTGACACGCTTTAAAATATTGTTTGCGTTGCGGGCTTGCGAGTTATGCGCCTCAAGCATATTTTCAAGCATCGTATCTCTTTGCGCTTGAGAAAGTTGCTCGCCCTTTCCAAAATTCTGTCCGTAAAGAACCTGCATTTTTTCTTTAAGCGTCTTCGCCTGAGATATTAAATGCGCTTGACCTTCAGTTATCTTTCCACCACCCATTGCCCGTGCGTAGTTGTCAATCAAATCGATATCTGAAAGACCTACGTTTGCGAGTTTTTTCTTGTCGGCTTCAGTCGCGTTGTTATAGGCAGGGATGAATCGCTGAACGGCTTCTCGAAATCCGTTGGGCTTTGTGTAGTTCCGAATGGAGTCTTGAGCGTTAACCGCTCGCCCCTCGGACAGCAAGAGCTTTGACCTTGCTGCTGCTTGGTCTGCTGTCAATTTTTCCTTTTTCGCCAGTGCGTCAGCGAGTTTTTCTTCTTGTTTTCTTAGGGCTTCCTCATTGCTCTTCCATTCAATTTCATACCCGATGACTCTCCCCTTTGAGTCTCTTGTTGCCTTTGGTGTCATTGCTGTCACTTCAGGCGTTCCGCGCTTGACTGCCTCTAAATACTGCTTCGCTACCTCGTAGTTTTTGAATCTGCTGTACGGAACCTCTCCCGCTTTTAAAGCAATGGTTGGCAATGCTTTACCGATTCTAGCTTCATCAGTAGCATTGCTTGGGAGAGGAGCGACACTTTCATTTGGCGCATCTTTTTTCTGAGTATCTGCGAATGTCGCTGATACTTGATTTAAGGGGCCACCAAGCTCAAGTTTTACATCGCCGAACGGACTTGCGTTTTGAGTTTTTGGCGTTGCGCTCTTTTGAAGCGTTAAGGCTTGATTGCCAACTGTTGCTTTTGATTCTTGAATTGGAGCCTTTATTAAGGCTTGCCCTAGGCTAGGGGGGCCAGCAAGTGCTGGCTTGTCCTTTTCAGGCTCATACTGTGGTTCGCCAACATCCTCCGGCCAACCAAGCTCCACGTCAGCTAGATACGACGGTTCTTGGCTGGCATTTGGTGAAATCGAGCTAATAGGTGCGTTGCTGCTTAAAATCTCAGCATTTGTGCTTTGCTTTTTTTGTTCGGGAGACGCGCTTTCGGCCTTAACTGGAACATCGCCTAACTCGAATGCAGTGTCTCTTAAGCTGAGTGGTGGAAGCTCCTTATCGACACCCAAAGCCCTCATCGCTTCAGTATCGTTCGCCTCGCCAAACTCCCTGCCCCCGCCAACGTCCTCAATGCCATCGGAAGCGGCCCGAATGCGCTCCATCATGCGGTTGTGGCGTTCCGACTCATCCTGCTTCTTCTCCGCGAGTTTTAGCTGCGCGTCGCGATACTCTTGCTGCTTGCGCTCCTGCTCGTCCTTTTGTTGTTGCCTCAAAGCCTTTGCGAGGTCGCCAAGGTCATTGTCGGGCTGCTTGTTGCTCGACTCGTAAGCCTTGGTCGGCGTGAAAACTAAACTGCTCTGCCCAAAATTGAATTGTGGGCGAGCGGATAGAACTGGAGTTGTGACTATCGCAATTTGAGGAGCAGCAACGCCTTGCAACATATTAAGAGCCTCCGAATTGTACGTTTTTGGTGGATGGCATTGTGAAGGCGTTCAGAGTCGGCGCGGGCTTCGCCTCTTCTTTTTTTGCCATAATAGCCGGAGCCGATGCCGCGCCAGCACCTCCGCCAAGTGCAGCGATTTTTGCCTGTTGCGGGGTTTCAGCGGGCGGAGCAACATTTGGAGTCGGTGTATTAACAGACGCGGCCTCCTCGTTTTCGCGTTGAATAGCCTGAGCCGGAGATGCAGCCTTTGACATCTCGCTGGCAACTCGCTGCGCTTCTGCATCGGCCTGTGCTTTCTTCTGCTCGCGACGAGCTAATGCATCTTTCTGATACGCATAGCTTTGGATTTGGTCGGTCTGCTTCTTCATCGCAGCCGCTTCTTCTGTAAACTTCTTTGTTGCAGCAGCTAATGCAGCTTTTGCTTTTGCTGCTTGCTTTTTGCCTTTATTTCTTCCAAGTGCGTCACCTACCCAACTCATATTATGCTCCTCCGAATTTTAAATTGTTTACTTCTGGCGCGTTAAATGAATTCAACTGTGGTGCCATTGCCATTGCTGGCCTTGCAGTGTTGACCGGACTCATGGCCGCTGCTCCCGCCCCAGTGCCGAGCGCAGCCATCTTCGCTTGCTGGGCTGAACCGTAAGCTCCTTGAGGCATTGGATTTGCAGCAGACCGAACTTGAGCCGATTGCGATTGAGGTGCTTGCGCTGGCTGCGTTGGAGCCGGAGGCTGCATTGGCTGCGGTGGTTGAATCATTTGCAGCGGAGCAGTCATTTGCTGTTCTGCTTCCGCCCGTTTATTTTGAGCACGCCTCAAAGCAGCGTCATACGATGCCTGTTGTTGGCTGGCACGAAAACCTCGTTGCGCTTCTTCCGAAGCAGCTTTTGCAGCAGCTTTTGCCGCAGACATATCTGGTCTTGAGCCTCCCATTACGCAGTGAGTTGGTTGAGGAGTTTACGTTCTTTTTGAGGCTCGTTTTGCCTCGCAATCAAATCAGCAACCGCTGGAAGAGCAAATGGTTGTGCGACCTTTAATGCCTCTTCCATCTTGGCTGGGTCGTAGCCTGAGCCAGCGATTGCAGAACCCATGCCCGCCATGCTTTTGTTCATCGTTTCTTTCGCAGCAGCGTCTTTTGCCTCCTGCGCTGCCGCTTGACGACCAAGGGCTTGTTGGGCGGCGTAATTTGCTTGCGTTTGAGCCTGTTGAGCAGCGTTATCCTGCGCGTCCACCATTGCCTTCTTTTGCGCTGCGTCCGCCTTTGCAGCGGCTTCACGCTGCAACTGCGCCTGTTGCTCGTACATCTTGGTAATCGGCGTGTAATCCGGTGCTGGCATTTGGAACGATGATGAACCCATATGTTGTTGTTGTTAAGATTTTTGGCTCCAAGGAAACCACGGTTTTTCACCGCTGAATTTTTGTTTTAACGAAGAAAAATCATCCGCGAGTCCACCGTATCTTCCGCCTCCTCCGCCTTCTCCGCCGCCTCCTCCGCGAGTTGCGCCCATCGCATTCATAAGCTCTGCTCCGCCAGTGCCACTGCCTCCAGCAGCAGCCCCAACAAGCCCTCCGACGACGGAACCAAGCATCGGCATCCCCACCATTGAGCCAAGCGCAGTCCCGCCGATTTGAGCCACTGTTCCTATCATTTTGCTGCGTGCGGCAGCTTTTTGCTCTGCCGCTTTCGCCATACCTTGCGCGTAGTTGTCCCAGCTTTGCTTGTAAGAATCTGATGCGCGTGACATTGTGTCTCCCATTTTGTTCAGCCAGTCACTGGTCGCTTGATTGGCCTGTCCGACTCTGCCAAACATTGCATCGCGAAAGCTATTCCGCTGCGTCATGGCATTTTGCAATGCCGATTGGTTTGCGCTTAAAAGTGACCCTGCGTCGAGACCAACATTTTGAAGGGGATTTGAAGCGAGAAACTGCGCGGCTTCTGCTTTACGCTCTTTGCGAATACGGTCACCTTCCTCAGTCGCTGCATCGAACAGTGCGCTGCGGGCGACAGTGCTATCTCCCAGACCTGTTTTAACGCCGAGCGTGATGCCAGCATCTTTCGCCCACGACTGCATTCTCTTTTTCCATGCGTCCTCAGACAAGTCCTCCTCAATCATTTTCGGAAGCCGCTCCCGAATCGCTGCCGCAGCCGGATTTGCTTCTTGCTCGTTTTTCTTGGATTTAAATGCATTGATTGCAGCAATTTGCGCTGCCTGTGTTTGCAAGCCATCCGGCCCCCAAACATCCGGTGTAAAATTCTCCAGAGGGGCGTTTGCAGCATACCCAAGCTGCTTCATCTCTTGAGCCAAACGGGAACGACCCTGCTCTCCTTCAAGCTGAACTTTTAAAGCATCAACTGAGAAATCCGGTTTTGCTGGAATCGTTGCTGGTGAGCCACCCATATTAAATCGGCAAGTAAAGTTCTCGTTTTAATCTCTGCAAACCAATTGTTTGCATTACCTCTTCGCTGAAGTTTCCTTTGCCATCATCGTTGTCGAGCGGCACGGCAAGGCATCCCATTTTGCCAGACAACTCGCAGTGAGCTTTCCAGTGCGCCATCACGTCAATGATGTCTCGCGGCTTCGTAAACTCCGGATGCCAAGCTGGATAGCACGTCGGCATGAAGACGTGGTCGCTGTATCCAAACAGTCGCTGCCCGCGATAATGAGCAAACGTCGAGATGTTCGGATGCGGATGTATTTTGTGACCAAAAGACTCCGCAAATGCTTGCAACTCAGCAAATTGCTGAGTCCCTGCCGGAGTCAAGCGGTATGTGATGTTTTCTCGCATTAGGAGAAGGTTATAACCACGCCATTTTTGTCTGTCGATGCAGCTTCGAGTGCAGCATCATTTATTTCTGCGAATCGGTTCTCGGATGTCCCGCAAACAACACAAGGCAAGCATTCTGTGTTGTTTTGATTACCAAAAGGAATCGACGAATACAGTTGAATCGAGCCATCGTTTCCAAACGGTGATATAAACAAGTTTGGGTATGACTCGATTTTTTTTGTTGCGTCGTCGATTGATGGCATATTACGGGCAAGGACGTGAGAGACGTTGTTGTTTCGCGGCAACCGTCGCTTCGCGTATCGCTTTGTCGCTGGCAATCTGGTCTGCATCAGCTTGCGAAACAATAGAAGTCGCAGAGGCTGTTGCTGTTACAGTTATTTTTGGCCCGCCATTCGGGCAAACATCCGTGTAGGTTCTGGTTTGCGAAGAAAGCCACTGTCGCGCAATCGGAGCTTGAGTTGCGGTTGGAATGTCGATGAGCGCACTCTGCCCATTCTCGCCGACAACGCAGTACTTGGTTTCAATGATTTTTGTGCCTCCGACCGAGCGTTCGGCCCACGGGTCTTGGAACATTCGCACACCTTCAACTCCGAGCGCACCACACCATTCAATCAGGTAGGAAAACGCCTTGTCCACGTTTTGCGTATCCTTTGATTCACAAGAAGTTATGCGTGCGTCGCCTTCGATGTTTCGCGTTATCAATCGACGGCTCTGCGTTTGCAAAAGCCCGAAGTCTTTGACTTTGGCGTAGTCCGGTGAGTTTTTGTACTCGGCGACATTTGTTGCAGCCAAGATGCGCTGGGTCAGGATTTCGTTGTATGCCCCCTTTGTGCCTCTGTATGAGATTTTTACGTCAACAGTTCCGGAAATCTGAGAGCAATCTACCTCTCCGTAAACGAGTTGCTTCAAATCCATCCCGTCGCCCATGAGTGCGGTTTCGACCTGACAGTAAATCCGCTGTTGACGCTCTGCGACTGTTCCGCTTGGCCGAATTTCCAAAAACGTATCGTACCGCTCCGGACGGAAAGCCTCCCAAACGTGATTGAACGACTGGTCTCCCGTGGGAGCGTAATCGACCGACAGCGCAAACAACTTTGGCTCGTTGCCGATGTAAGCGTTGAGCCACTCAATCGGACGAATCCCCGTCCAAACGCCAGCCCACGCGGGCGAGCGGCTCTGGTTCCATTCAGACGCTGCCGCGTAGTCCAAAACCATCGTCGCAGAGTTCAGCGGCTCGGCATAGGGAATCGAGGTTAGCAGGTAGTTTTCAAAGGCAGCGCAACAAATGCCCGACAAGTCTGGAGCCATCAATCGCTTGGCTTTCGCCATTTCGATGTCTTTGTAAAGTACTTGCGATGAGAGGTATGAAGCGGCAGCAACATCGACAGAAACAAGTCCGCCTTGCGAGAACCACCACATCATTCCGGCTTGAAATGCAATTGACTTTCCAGCGACGCATCCAATGTTCGGATACAGAGTCGTTTGGAAGTTTGCCGTTTGAGGCCAAAGCGTTCTGTCGAGAATTCCGGATGCGAGCGAATAGGTCGCTCGGTCGGTGAACACATAGAGTCGAGACTCGGTGTTTTGGCCGATGTAATCAACCATTGCAGTGACCGGACGCGGGACGGAGAAATCCCCGCGACCCGTGCCAGACTTACGCTCCTCCCACGAAAGCGGGTCGCCTAAATCGCTTGCTGAGATGATGTTGCCGCTTGCAAGCCAGAGGCGACTTCCCGAATAAGCCATCCAGTACCCAACGGGCATTTTGGTTGCGACGTTGCCTGTTTTATTCGAGCCGTCCCAGTAGCACGGCTGCGAAACGCCATCCTGCACAATAACCAGCCGATGCGATGGGGTAACGGTTACGTCCCCGCTCGAAACGATTGCGGATTGCGTCGCGATGACAAAGTTGACTTTTTTTACGTCGGCGTTGAGCCGAATATTAGTCAACCTGTACTCCGCCCAATCGGCTGGTTGCGTCAAAGGGAATGGCGCGTAGTAAACTATGCCATCAACAGCAAACACAAGATACGGTATTTCATACTCTTGTGAAGATTCGCCGCTGGGCGTGAAAATGCTTTGAGGCTTGAAAATCAGTTGCCCTTCAGCCGTTTCAATCGTTGTCGCAGCCTCGTTCTGCTTGTTCGCAGAAAAAACAATTCCGCCTTGAAAATTCCCTTTGGGCAACGAGAGCTTCATCCGGAATCCATTGCGCGTCTGACCTATGCCACCACGAATGGTGCAGTTCTGCGCCCACTTGATTTGGTCTTCCGGTAAGGCCCACGGGTTGCGAACGGAGTTGACTCCATGAATCCAGCCCGCGCTGGCTTTCTGAACGCGCCCCGAAGTGATTTGCGGACTCTTCATTAGAACATGACAGGGTCAGTCCCGTCGCCAAACGTAATGTTGTTAATTTGAGGCGTTTGCATTGCGTGACCATCGAGGCTTTCGCTTTGCGCTCGAAGATACGTCGTCGCCAACTGCCAGTAGCGTTGCGCTTGGTCGAGAAAGTCCTTATCCTCAAGGTCTACCGCATGAACAGCGGCAATGACTGCGCGAGCATTTTCGACCGGAATGTAATCAAGCGGAGACTCGAACCTTGGTGCTTTCGGCTGGTAAAGGATTCGCGCCCAAGCGCACTTTTTGCCAAGCCGGATGCGTCGATACTTCGGGTTGGTTTCGGTCGGATGATATTGACCGATGAGCGTTAGGTCATTCGACCTGCCGAAGTCTGCCGCGTACAACGAAATGAATCCGGACGTTTTCGGCTTTTCGATGTGCTCGATATTTTTGACAAGAATTGGTTTTTCTTGACTCGAAACAAAAAAGTCAAGGTCTGGACTTGTTCCTGTTGAAAACCATTTTAAGAACCCGCCAAAATCGGCTCTAGCAGCCGCGCCAACGCCTCCTCCGCCAGAGAACACGATGGTCGGCTCTTGTACATATCCAGAGCCGGAATTCGTCAACGTCAGTGAAGTCACAGAGCCGTTTAAAAAAGCCACTGCTGTGGCTCCAGACCCAGATTGACCCGACGCTGGCGTAATGGTAACCGTCAGCGGGAGCGTGTATCCGGAACCTCCGGAGGTGATGGTAATACCCGTGACTGCACCAGCGTAAACTTCTGCTGTTGCAGTTGCACCTGTGCCGCTTCCGCCAGTAATTGTTACTATCGGTGGAATTATTCCGCTATAATTTTGCCCACCATTGGTAATGTCGATTCTGTTTATTGGGCCGCTCACGGTCGCTAGTGCTGTCGCCCCTGAACCCATTTCGCTGACAATGTTGACTGATGGGTTTGACGTGTAACCTGTGCCTCCGTAAATAATTGCAAGCGAAGATATCGATGAACGCTTCAGTTTAAATTGGTTTTTGCCAGCCCGTGAAAGCCTGTAATTCGATTCTGGGGATGGAGTATATGGAAGCTCATACGTTGAATCCAGTGGTGTGAGTGCCACTCCGCTTCCATCCGAGAAGAGATAGTCCTCGCACTCAATTAGTTCAGTTGGAGCGATGGAAAAGGTTTCAGCAATAACCATTTCCATCACTCCAAGTTGAAAGCCAGTTATTTGAACAGGAGAGCCTTGAGTTGTGTATACATCAACGTCGTTTTCGTTGATTTTGATTTTATAATTCAGCGTTGGAGAAATGCCCGCCGGAAGTTGTGAGCCGGAGCCAGCCCTAAATTTAACTATCTGGTCTTGAGCGAGATAGTTTATCGATTCTGGAGTCAATCTGTTTCCGCCAAAAACAACAGCTTGAGCCGTCCCCTTCACTGCAAAATAAAGCGGGCCGTACCCTAAGTCTTGAGGTCGAATCAACCCGTATGCAAAATCCGACGTGATTTGCCAACTGTTGTAAGTGGTTGTATCGCCGGACACTTTTGTAACATTGACAACAAGCGTTCTTGTCCCTCCCGACTCTGTGTAGCTAACTACAGAGCCACTCATAAACGTCGTAGACCCAACTGGCTTTCCTACTGAAAGCACAGAAACTCCTTGACCAACTTTAAATTTAATCGGTGAGGTTTGGGCGTTGAGCAAAAACTGCAAGCTGCTAACCGATGGCGCAACTGAGGAATTTGACGTGTTTACGGTTGTTGGCGGATTGTTTGCGTCTGCAAGTGACGAATAGACAGCTATCTTGCTATCAGAGAGCTTTCTTGTGAAAAATTGAGTTGACGAGTTTATTTGCCCTGCATCCGGCGAAGTGTTTGCGTCAGTTACAAGCGTTTTTGGGAACGAGTAGTCAGTGTCAAAATACGTTGTCATCCCTTGACGAACCCAAGAAAAGTCTCCTATCCAGTTATTTGTGAATCCAATGCCAAATGTTCTCGATATGACTACGTTAAATTCGCCTGTTG